ATGGCGCGAAGCAGGAAGGGGGATCCCGGCGGCATGCTTCGGCGCGCGAACCGGGTTCTCGACCGGGCACTGGCGATGGCCGAGACGTCGATCGCTGCCGAAGAGGCGCCGCTCGGGCCGGCGGGCGTGAAGGCCTATGCCGACGTGATGGCGCTGATCGTGCGCACGGTGGAAAAGACACACGAGCTTGAAAGGACGCTGGCGAGTGAGGGCGAGGCGGGCGGCAGGGACGATCTCGATGGTGCGGAACGGACCGCTCTTCGCGAACGGGTGGAACGCTGGATCGACGAACGGGCGGCTGCCCGGGCCGGTGTTCTCGGCGACGAGCATGGCGCGGATCGGCCGGGAGCTGCTTCCGGCGGTGGCGCGGGCGGTGCTGCCGGGGGCGATGAAGAGTGCGGGCAGGTCCACGTCCGGCCGTTCATGGCGGACGGCCGGACGTGACGAACGGCTTGCGCTGATTGCAGGAGCGGAAGCGCCCAGCGACCTGCCGATGCCGTGCATGCACGCGGTCGGGGAGGGTCGGGTGGTGAGCCTGCGGGCCGACCAGCTTCCGCCGGCGGGCGACTGGCGGACCTGGGTGCTGATGGGTGGACGCGGTGCCGGCAAGACGCGCGCCGGTGCCGAATGGGTGCATGCGGCGGCCCGTGCCGCAGGACGGGAAGGCAAGGCGCTGCGCATTGCGCTGGTGGCCGAGACGCTTGGGGATGCGCGCGAGGTGATGATCGATGGTATCTCCGGCATCCGCCGGATCGCCGAGGACGACCGGCCGAGCTACGAGCCGACGCGCCGGCGGCTGGTATGGCAGAGCGGGGCGGTGGCGCAGGTGTTTTCCTCGGAGGATCCGGAGAGCCTGCGCGGGCCGCAGTTCGACCTTGCCTGGTGCGACGAGCTGGCGAAGTGGCGCCATGCGCAGGAGGTGTGGGATATGCTGCAGTTCGCGCTGCGGCTGGGATCGCGACCGCGCCAACTGGTGACGACGACGCCGCGGCCGGTTCCGCTTCTGACCGCGCTGCTCGATGCGCCGGATACGGCCGTGACGCGGGCGAGCACGCGGGACAACGCGGTGAATCTCGCGCCGGGTTTTCTGGCGGCAATGGAAGCGCGTTACGGCGGCACGCGGCTCGGGCGACAGGAGCTTGCCGGCGAGCTGATCGCCGACCGCGAGGACGCGCTTTGGCGGCGCGGCGATCTCGAGGCGGTGCGGGTGCGCCGGGCGGGCGCCGTCGGCCGTGTGGTCGTCGCGATCGACCCGCCGGCTTCGGCGGGCGCGAAGAATTCTTGCTGCGGGCTCGTCGTCGCCGGGCGCGACGACGACGGCCGGGCGGTGGTGCTTGCCGACGGTTCGCTCGAGGGGGCGAGCCCGGCGGCCTGGGGGCGTGAGGCGATCGCGCTCTACCGGCGCTTCGAGGCGGACCGGATCGTCGCCGAAGTGAACCAGGGCGGCGACATGGTGCGGGCGATCCTCCGGGGGATCGACGCCGGCGTGCCGGTGACGACGGTGCGCGCGAGCCGCGGCAAGTGGCTGCGGGCCGAACCGGTGGCCGCGCTCTACGAAGAAGGGCGCGTAGTGCATGCCGGGACGTTTCCCGCGCTCGAGGATCAGATGTGCGAATTTAGCAGAAACCCGCAAAGCTAAACAAAAGCAGTCACTTGGGCTTTACAAGGGCAGAGCGGAAAAGAGGGAACGATTACAGAACAGAGCGGCAGTTTGTAAAACGAATATTGCCGCTACCGCGCCGCCAGCTTGCTCAAATAAATTCGCCGTCCCGGCTGGTCCCCGGAACGGCGATACGAAAGAAAAGCACGCAAGCGCTTTCGAGGAAAATTCGTACCATGAAGCGGGCGACGCGGCAACGCGCGCTGCGGCTTGGTATGCGGCCAATCGTGCCGTCTGTCCGCGTCCGATCGTGCCGAACCTTAAGGCGAGGTTCGATCTTACGGCCGCTCAGGCTGTCGAGGCGATCCGGCGAGCGAATGGGGGGATGCGATGAGCGATCCCACCTTCGCGCCTTCTGCGGCTCTTCTCCGCTCGAACCTCGTCAGCAAGCCGGTGCGCGATCCGGCGCTTATGGCTGCATTCGAAGCCGGCGCGGTCCCGACGCGCGGTGCCAGCCGTGGCCCTACGCAATTCCGCCTTCCGGGTGTTGGTAGCCTGAGCGAAGCGCGCCGGCGTCGGCGGTCCGCCGATCACGCTGCCGAGACGCGCAGGCTGCGCACCATGTCGGCATCGGGCACGCTGCCGCATTCAATCCGCTGGGAATACACGGAAGGCGAGCGGGCGGCACTCAGCGTCATCGCCCTCGAAATCAAGCGTCGAGGTCGCTGTGAGCTTGAAGTGAAACAGCTTGCCGATATCGCTGGCGTCAGCGTCCGGACTGTCCAGTACGCTTTGAGCAAGGCGCGGCAGCACGGCCATATCTCCGTCACCTACCGGAAGCGAAGCCCGAGCCGCAACGCGCCGAACCTGATCGCGATCGTCTCGAAGGAATGGCTTGCTTGGTTGAAGCGCGGTCCGAGCCTCAAGACGATCGAGCGTGAGGTTTCAGGGTGCAAGAGCGTGCACACCTCAGAGAATAAGAGAAATAACAAACGCTTCGACAAGCCTCGATCGTTGAGAACCGCAAGCGCTGCGGCAGGCGGAAGCGCTGCAATGGGCTTGGGAGAAGGAAAGCGGGGCGACGACACGGACAGACACGGGCGCGGAGGCGGATGAGATGGCCCAATGGCCCTACAACACGGCAGCATGGCGAAAACTGCGGGCGGCAAAGTTGGCGGTAGCGCCGACCTGCGAACCGTGCGCAGCGCGCGGGCAGATCGCGCAGGCTGACACGGTGGATCACATGACGCCGATTGCGTCAGGCGGAGCGCCATTCCCCACACTCGACCGGCTCATGTCGATGTGCGCGCGCTGCCACAACGAGAAGACGGCAGCGAACGACCGAACGCATTCGAAGCCGTTCGCAAGGCGGATCAAAGGCTTCGACGCAAACGGCAATCCGGTCGATCCGGGGGACGATTGGCATGGTGGGGGCGGTCAAGATCACCAGCGATCGAGGGGGCGCGGACCGATGGGGGAGGTCGGAAGATACTTAGTTTCCGGTGACTTAGCTGATGATGACAACGGACCGGGGTTTGCCTGATGTCGCTTAGAGGTGTGGGTGCGAAGGCGCTTTCGGAGCGCGGCAAGGTCGCCGAAAGGCCCGTGAAGCCGTGGGAAGAACCCGGTCTCGATCGTCCTGGGCGCGTCATCGCCTTCTGCGAGGATCTTCCGATCACGGCCGGCAAGCTCGCCGGCACGAAAATGCTGCTTCGCGAATGGCAGCGCGCTTTCATCCGCGCCGTCTATGCCGAGAACGCTGAAGGCGTCCGGCCGGTACGCACGGCCGTGCTGTCGATGGCTCGGAAGAACGGCAAGACGCAGCTCGCCGCCGCGCTGGCGCTTTGCCATCTTCTCGGGCCGGAAAGCGAGCCACGCGGCGAAGTCTACTCGGCCGCGCTGACGCGCTACCAAGCGGCGAAGCTCTACAAGGAGATGGCGGCGATCCTGCAGGCGCATGAAGAGCTGGACGATCGGTGCAACATCGTCCGCTTCGAGAAACAGATCGAAGTGCTCTTCGGTCCCGGCTCTGGCTCGGTATATGCGGCGCTGTCGGCCGATGCCGAATCGAAGATGGGCCTGTCGCCGTCCTTCGTCGTCTATGACGAACTCGGCAGCGCGCCGAACCGCAATCTCTTCGACGCGCTCGATACGGCGACCGGCGCGCGCGCCGAACCGCTGATGATGTGCATCAGCACGCAGGCGGCCGCTGATCACCACATTTTTTCGGAGCTGGTCGATTACGGCACGCGCGTCAACTCCGGCGACCTCGACGATCCGAGCTTCCACCTGACGCTGTACGCCGCGCCGCAGGACGCCGACCCGTGGGACGCCGATACCTGGGCGCTGGCAAACCCGGCGATCGGCGACTTCCGTTCGCGCGAGGATGTCCAGCGGCAGGCGTCACAGGCGCGTCTCGTGCCGTCGAAGGAGTCGGCCTTCCGCAATTTGATCCTCAATCAGCGCGTTTCGGCGACAGCGCGCTTCATCCACAAGGCCGAATGGGACCGCTGCGCCGATGCGGTCGATCGCCGGGCGCTGGCCGGCTGCGAATGCTATGGTGGGCTCGATCTCGGCGCGACACGCGATCTCACGGCCTTCGTGCTGGTCTTTCCCGGCGAAGGCGGCATCTTCGACGTGGTGCCGCATTTCTTCATGCCGGAAAGCAACATCGCCGAGCGATCGAACGAAGATCGCGTGCCTTACGATCTATGGGCGAAACAGGGGCATATCACGCTTATTCCCGGCGCGACGATCGATCCAGGCTTCGTCGCCGACGTGCTCGCCAACGCCGCGCAGGAATTCGACCTCAAGACGCTCGCCTATGACCGCTGGCGCATCGAGGATCTACGCCGTGAACTCGGCCTGATCGGCGCGAGCCTGCCGCTCGAACCGTTCGGGCAGGGCTTCAAGGAAATGTCGCCGGCTGTCGATGTTTTGGAGCGGTGCGTTGCTGAGAAGCTGATCCGGCACGGCGGCAATCCCGTGCTCAACATGTGCGCCGCGAATGCCGTCGTCACGCGCGACCCGGCCGGCGGTCGGAAGCTCGACAAATCGAAGGCGACGGGCAGGATCGACGGCCTCGTGGCGCTGACGATGGCTCTCAGCGTGTCGAGCCGATACGAGCCGGAGGCGCTGCCGGCGTGCTTGGCGGAATTGCTCGGCTGATAGGCTATGATTTGTCAGTCGTTTGCGCCCATTCCGGCAGTTCAAGGAGCGGTCGTCTCTCTTCTTCCTGATGCTCGCTCATTTGGGCGCGCACGAACATTGGTGACGACGTGTTGACGATCATGTCGTTGCCGATATTCGGGTTGTGAAGCCGGAGCAGTGGAGCGTCATAGTCCGCTACCTTGTAAGCAAGTGATCCTTCCTCGCCTGCTTCAATTAGCCAAACCGTGTACCATTTTCCGATTTCAAACATCCGGCTTTCCCTTCAACGCGGCTTCGACCAAGCGACGAATTGCCTCTGGACGACCCGGCAGATCGGTTTGCTCGCGCCGCCAATCGTCTATGCGGGCAAGCATGTCGCTATGAACGCGCACCGTCACGGCCGAGCTTTCGACCGGTGGACGACCTGTTTTCGACTTTTTAACGTTAATTATTGACGACATGACTTTATGATGTCAGAAATTAGCAAGCCGGACAAGCGCGCGAACGCCTGACCGGCTCTAACCTCAACCGATCCTTGGGAGATCGATCATGGCTGATGTCAGCAATAGCATTTCCACGCCTCGCGACAACCGGACGCCGAAGGTCCGGTTAACGGATGACGCGTTGGACCTCTCGCGCATGGCGTCGATCGCGTTCAAGATGCTGGAGAAGGCGTTCGATCCGTCACGAGCTGTCGCCTACCAGGTTGGCGGCACCTGCACATTCCACTTCGACGACAGCTCCCTCGACGACATGCACTTTGCCTTAGGCGACGTGCTCGACCGAAGCCGTTCCGTAGCTTCGCGGCTCGAAGATATGCAGGACGCCGAGCCGGTGCAGCCGCCTGCGCGCGCGATCGATACGGCAACGGGTTTCAAAGCGCTCGCGGACCTCGAAGGCTCATTGCATGTCGCAAGCTCTCTCCTCGATGCACTCGATGAGCTGAGCGGCGAGGTCGATGATCCGAAGCGGCGCTTGAACTCGATTTGCGCGATTGCCGGAAATCTCGGCAGAGAACTCGACGTTGCGAAGGCGGGCGTCCGGCAGCTTTTCGAACACGCGCAGCCTATCTGAAGAAAATTCATATTGGAGTTGCACGCGTCCGCGAGTAGGCGTATACCATTTGCGTGTTTTGCAGATAGGATTACGTTGGTGGTCAAGTCTGGTGGTTTCATCGTCGGCATCGCGGCCGCGCTCGACCTCCCCGAGCCGACGATTTCGGGGGCGTTTCGCATCCTTCGTGAAAGCGGTCTGATGACCTCCGGAGCGCGCGGCGTGAACGCTCCGGACATGACTGATCTCGATGCCGCGCGGATGACGATCGCCATGCTGGTCAATGAGCGGCCGGCCTATTCGGAGAGCGGCGTCCGAGACTTTGGGCAGCTCATCTGCACTGATTTTCGTCCCGCTTCCGAAGATATCGATCAAGTTTCCGAAGAGATACGGGAGGACTTTGATCGGTCGAGTAGAGAATTCACGCTCGCTGATCGAGGGCTTTCCGAGTGCCATACGCTGGAACAAGCTGTTGCGGAGCTAATCCGCATGTATGGCGATGATCGCCAGTGCGGTTATTGGGTTCGCAGTCAGATCGATTTGGGAGAACGGGGGACTTTCGATCCGAACGCGACAATCGAGGTCGTTGCCGGATCTCTTTCGGCGCGGATTTCGATGCAGGGGAATGTTTACCGGTACAGCGATCCTCTTGTTGACCCGAATACTTGGGGCGAAGATGAAAGCCCGGAAGGCATCGCCGGCGACATGGATGCCGAAGACGCCCATAACCTGAAACTTTCGAGATATTCGACGGCAATTCGCAGCGTCCGGTCGATAAACACAATCCAGCTTCTTGCTCTCGCCAAGGTTCTTCGCGAGGCCGCAGCATGAGCGGTCTGATCGTAGAGCGCAGCGCATGAATATCGCGGCTCGCTCCGTCCCCGTTCCCTGTTCGCGGCGCATCATGTGCGTCGTGATTTCCCGCCGTGAGGCGGCATATCCCTGCGCCGGCATGTCCGGCCCGATGGACCTTAACCCCGTCGCGATGACGGCAAATCCCACGATGGAGATGTGACATGCCAAAGCTTAACGACCTAAAGGAGCAGCGCGCGGCCAAGGTGTCCGAGATGCGGGCGATCAACGAAAAGGCGCTCGCTGCGAACCGCGATCTCGACGACGGCGAACGGACCCGCTTCGAAGGTCTGGAAACGGAGACCCGTTCGCTTTCCGACCAGATCGACCGTTCCGAACGCCTGGCGGAATTCGAGCGCTACGAAGAGCGCGGCGAGGCCGTCAACGAGAATGGCGACATGCGGCGCGAGCTGCGCAACTACAATCTCGGCAAGGCAACCCGCGAAAGCTTCTCCGACCGTCTGACCGGCCTCGAGGCGGAAGTTCACGCCGAGCTTGCCAAGGGGCGCGAGGTGCGTGGCGTGATGGTGCCGACCGAAATCCTTCTCGGCGGCGAGACGCGTGCGCTCACGACGACGACGCCCGCCGGCGGTCCCGGCGGCAACATGGTGCGCACGGACCTCGCCGCGATGACCGATCATCGCCGTCCGGCGCTCAAGGTCGAAGCGCTCGGCGCGACCGTCATGCGCGGTCTTGTCGGCAACCTCGACCTTCCGCGCCTCACCGGCTCCGGTTCGGCCTACTGGATCGCCGAACATACCGACACGACGCGCTCGGACGCCAAATTCGGCAAGAAGTCGATGTCGCCGAACACGGTTTCCGGCGAATACGAGGTTTCCAGGCGGATGCTGTTGCAGTCGAACGAAGCACTCGACGGCATCCTTCGTCGCGACCTCGGCTTCATCCTCGCGCAGGCGCTCGACGCCGCGGCGATCAAGGGTGGTGGTGCGAACCAGCCGACCGGCATAATGGCGGATGCCGACGTGGAAGAACTGCCGGCAGCGGCGATTTCCTCGGACGCTACGGCCGACATGATCGCCGCTCTCGAACTCGACGACGTAACGGGCACGCGGGCCTTTCTGACGCACCCGGCGGTCATGAAGCTCGCGCGCAAGCTCAAGGACGGCGACGGCCATGTCATCACGGTCGCGGAGACGTTCCAGGGCGAGCGCGTGGAAAGCACGACGCAGGTTCCCGTCGTCACGGCCGGGACGCCCGACACGCGGGCGCTGATTTACGGCGAATGGGCCTCGCTCTATCTCGGCTACTGGTCGGGCGTGGATATCCTTCTCAATCCGTACCACTCGGACGTGGCGAGCAAGGGCGGCGCACTGATGCACGCTTTCCTCGATGCCGATGTCGTCGTGCGGCATCCGGAGGGTTTCCGCTGGATGGAGATTACCGGCTGATGACGATCGACCTCGCGACGGCAAAGGCTCATTGCCGCATCGACTTCGATGAGGACGATGCCCTGGTGCAGCGGCTCATTGCGGCCGCGATGGATCACCTGAGTTCGATCGGCGTCGATATGGAAGCGGTCTATCTGCCGTCCGCCGTCTGTCAGGCGGTCCTGATGCTGGTCGCGCACCTCTACGAGAACCGCGAGGCGACGGCGAGCGTGCCCGTCGCCTCGATCGCAATCGGCGTCGACCGGCTGGTCGCGCCTTACCGCGAGGTGGCGATATGACGACGGAGAGACGCGGCCTTCCGATCGAGATCCATGCGAAGGGCCGGAAGCTCGAAGGCTATGCCGCGACATTCGGCACGGAAGCGCGGATAGCCGACCGCTTCACCGAAACGATCGCGGCCGGCGCTTTCGCGGCTTCGCTCGCTGGCAGGGGCGACGTTCTCGCGCTCGTCGATCACGATCCCGGCCGCGTGCTCGCCCGCACGCGTTCCGGCTCGCTGCGGCTCGCGGAAGATACGCGCGGGCTTCAGTTCGAACTCGACGTTCCGGACACGCAGGCCGGCCGTGACGTTCTCGCCCTGGCGGAACGTGGCGACGTTGGCGGCATGTCGTTCGGCTTCACCGCGCTCGACGAGAACCGCGACGGCGACCGGCGCGAGCTGCGCGCCGTCCAGCTTCACGAGATCTCCGTCGTGCTTGCCTGGCCGGCCTATGACGGCACGATCGTCAACGCGCGATCCCGGCAGTTCCTCGGACCGTTTGCCGCCTATGCGGACCGCGCGCTTCGCATCATGGAGCTTGGACGATGAGCCTTTTCGATCGCATCCTTCGCCGCGAAAAGCGCGACACGACCACGACGACGAGCAGCGACCCGTACCTCGCGGAGTTTTTCGGCTACGGCAACGGGCTTTCGGCCGGCGTGGACGCGCAGCGCGCAAGCGGGCTCTCGACCGCCCATGCCTGCATCTCGATCGTCACGCAGGCGCTCGCGTCGATGCCGCTCAACGTCTACCGCCGAACCGGCAACGGCGGGCGCGAGCGCGCGACCGATCATCCGCTCTATGTCGTGCTGCACGACATGGCGAACGAGACGATGACGGCTTTCGAGGCTCGGGAGCTGTTGCTTGCTTCGCTGATGATGGCGGGGAACGCCTACGCCCGCCTTGACTGGAACGCGCGCGGTCAGGTGATGGCGCTGACGCCGCTCGATCCGCGATCGGTTGGCGTGGAACGGCTGGAAAGCGGGCGGCTCCGCTACCGCGTTTCGAACGCGCGCGGCGGCGTGCGGATCTACCTGCAAGAGGAAATCCTCCATCTTCGTTATCGGCTTGCCCGCGATGGCGTCATGGGGCTTTCGCCGATCCAGCTTGCTCGCGAGACGTTCAACCTGGCGCTGACGCAACAGGACACGGCCGGCAAGCAGGCCGGCAAGAGCTTCCGGCCGGAAGGCGCGCTCGTCTTCCCGAACCCACTCGGCGGTGATGCGAAGAGCGCGGCTCTCGACAAGCTCCGCATGAAGATCGAGGCGAACGGAACGACGAGCGGCGTGCTCGTGCTGGATGGCGGGGCGGACTGGAAATCCTTCTCCTTCTCGTCGAAGGACGCGGAGTTTCTGGAAAGCCGAAAGCTGACGAACCTCGATATCTGTCGCGTGTTCGGCGTGCCGCCGACCGTTGCCGGCATCACGGACAACGCGACCTATTCGAACACGGATCAGGAAAGCCGCGCTCTCGTCGTGCGCTGCCTGGCACCGATGGCGCGTCGTGTGGAGCAAGCCTTGAACGCGGCCGTTCTACCGGCCGGAAGCCGGAAGACGCTCTTCGTCGAGCATGACCTTGCCGGTCTGCTACGTGGCGACATGACGACCCGCTACAACGCCTATCGCGTCGGCCGTGACGGCGGATGGCTGAGCGTCAACGAAATTCGCGGATGGGAGAACATGCCGGAGATCGAGGACGGCGACGGATTCCTCACCCCGCTCAACATGACGAACTCGGCGGACCCCGACGCCACGGAGGCGAACCCATGATGCGCATCGGCGATCTCGATCGGCGCATTGTCGTCCAGCGCTCGACGAAGAGCTACAACGAGTTCAACGATCCGGTCTACACCTGGACCGATATCGCCGACGTTGCAGCTTCCCGGATCGATGTCTCCGACACGCAGAAATACGCCTATGGCATGACGTTCTCGACGAAGCTCACCCGCTTCGTCGTGCGCTGGTCAGCGCTGATCCGCGACCTTCAATCGTCCGACCGGATCCAGCATGAAAACCTGACCGGCTTCGTCAAGGGCGTGAAGGAGACGCGCGACGGTCGCCGGCGCTTCCTCGAAATCACCGCAACATTCGGGAGCTGATGCGATGGCCTCCGTCGATCAAACCCGTCCGCCTTCCTACGTTTCGTGCGCAACGCTGGCGCGGGAACTGGACCTGTCGGAAACGACCGTTCACGAGATGGTGCGAAGGGGAAAGCTTCCTCAGCCGATCAAGCTCTCGACGGGCTGTGTGCGGTGGTGCTGGGCCGATATCCAGCTCGCGCTTGGCTCGCTCGTCTCAGGCCGTGCGAACGAGGTCTCTGGCGATCCCTTCCTCGATGGTGCTCGTCATGCCACGTCAGCGCAATAGAGCTGCGGTAAGCCTGCCGGTCGGCGTGCATCGCGTCGTCTCGCGCGGCCGCGAATACTTCTACTATCAGCCTGGTCGCGGGACGGAGCAGGCGGCAGCACGCGTGCGGCTTCCCGATGATCCGCGATCGCCGGAATTCTGGAACGCGCTCAGGCAGGCACAGGGTGTCATCGGCGCCGTCCCGATCGATACGTTCGGTGCCATGCTCGACGGCTATCTCGAATTCATCAAGGGCGCGGGCAACCTCACGGTCGGCACGATCGACAATTACGATCGATCGCTTCGAACGGCGCGAAAGGCGTGGGGCGATCTCCCGGCGCGCGGCCTGCGGCCGGTTCACGTCCAAGCCGTCATGGATGGCTTGTCCGGCACACCGGGAGCCGCGAACAATTTCCTCAGCGCGATGCGAGCGCTTTCGACCTGGGGCCGCGTCCGCGACCATATCGACCACAGCTTGACGGAAGGCGTGAAGCCCTACGCGAAGAAGAACGGGCATAAGCCCTGGACGCCTGAGCAGATCGAGGCGGCATTCGCCAAGCTCGAAGGCGTAATCCGTCGGGGCGTCATTCTCTACATGTATACGGGCATGCGCGGCAGCGATGCCGTTCGCATCGGCTGGACGGATATCGACGAAGGCGGCTTTTCCTACCGCGCTCAAAAGACCGGGCGCGAGGTGTATTGCCCGATCGTTCCCGAGCTTGAACGCGAAATGGCCACATGGACGAAGCGTCCGGGACCGTTCCTGTTGCAAGAGGGTGGCCGATCGGACGGGCAGCGATACACGCGCAAGCTCTTCTCCCGACACTTTGCAGAAGCGCGAGACCAAATCCCCGAACTGGCAGGCGTCACGCTGCACGGTCTTCGCTGCACGGCAGTCATTCGACTGCGGCGCGCTAACCTCTCGACCGGACAGATCGGCGACATCGTCGGAATGTCGCTTCCCATGATCGAACGCTACTGCCGCTTCGCCGACCGGAAGACGAGCGGCAAGGCAGCGCTGCTGACGCTTAAGAGAACGAGCGAAGAACAAGATTGTAAAACAGCGCAAAACAGTAAAACAGAAAAGCAATAAAAACAGAACGTTGAGGGCCGAAAGATGAAATGTGCGATTTCGGTCCGGACGGGCTTTCCTCCGGCCGCTCGCCGGACCGGCTGGACGCGCTGGTCTGGGCGCTGACGGCGCTGATGCTGGACGGGCAGGGGGCGCCGAAGGTTCGGGGGCTTTGAGGATTTGGGTGGCGTGGGGCGGGTAGCTCGGCTTGCCCGGGCGCGTTGCGTCGGCTCTCCCCGCGATGAGGGTGGAGGCCGAGGTCTCGGCCACGCCCGATCTCCCCCTGCGGGCACCATGTGAGGAACGAGGGACGATTGTCGCTGTTATTCGAACAAAACGTGAACAATAGGGGTGCATCATGCGCAATCCGTTTCGCAGGAAGCGTGCCGCGGGGCGCGAGGTCGGGCCCGGCGAGGTGAAGCAGGTGGGGCTACAGGGCGGGTTCGTGGCGCTGCAGGCGGAGGCGAGTGCGCGGTGGAGCCAGCGGTCTTATGCCGGGTTGGCGCGCGAGGGGTACATGCGCAATCCCGTGGCGCATCGATGCGTGCGGCTGGTGGCGGAGGCGGTCTCGAGCGTGCCGTTCCTGCTCTACGAGGGCGGGCGGGATCTCGATCGGCATCCGATGCTCGATCTCCTGGCGCGGCCGAACGGGCGCATGACGGGGACGGGGCTCGTCGAGGCGATCTGCGGGCACCTGCTGCTCTCGGGCAACGCCTTCGTGGAGGCGGTGGCGGTAGCTGGGCGGCCGCGTGAACTGCACGTGCTGCGGCCGGACCGGATGCGCGTCGTCGAGGGGCCGGACGGATGGCCGGTGGCGTTCGACTATACGGTCGGCGACCGCCGGCGGCGCCTGGCGCTGGAGCCGGAGAACGGAGGCGGGCTGTTGCATCTGCGGCTCTTCGATCCGCTCGACGATCATCTGGGCTTCGCACCGCTGGCGGCCGCGCACGACGCGCTCGACCTTTCGAACGCTGCGGCGGCCTGGAACAAGGCGCTGCTCGGCATTCCGGGCGACAACACCTATGCGAACTACGCGGAGGCGAACCGGGCCTTCTACCGGCTGACGGTGCTGCCGCTTCTGACGCGGTTGACCGGCGCGCTCGGCGGCTTCTTGGCACCGGCTTTCGGGGCCGGACTGCGGCTGACCTACGACGCGGACGCGATCGCCGGGCTTTCGGCGGAACGCGAGGCGCTGTGGAGCCGGGTCGGCGCGGCCGATTTCCTGACGGAGGACGAGAAGCGTGAGGCGGTCGGATATCCGCCGCTTCGCGCCGCGGGGTGAGGGGGCATGTCGGTACGACTTGCGAAAGGCGTTCGCCTGCTGGCGGGCGGTCACGGCTCGATCATGGACCTCGAAATGTGGATCTACCTGGCGAAGATTGCCGGTGCGCTGGCAGGTGCGCTGATTTCGCTCGTCTACCTCCTGCCGCATACGCATCGCGAGGCGAGCTCGCGGTTTTTTATCGGCGTGGTTTCCGGGCTCGTGTTCGGGGGTGCGGTGGGGACAGCGCTGGCCGAACGGTTCGGGATCGTGGGCATGCTTTCGGCGCCGGAGCAGATGCTGATGGGGTCGGCGGCGGCGAGCTTGAGCGCGTGGTGGGTGCTTGGGGCATTGTCGCGGATAGCACAGCGGTTCGGGCGGGGGTGGTGACGGGGTTTTCGTGACGTGCTGCGCCCCCTCTCTGCCCTGCCAGGCATCTCCCCCCGTCGGGGGGAGAATGGCTGTGGGTGGGCCCGGGCGTTGCGGCTGATGTTTGCCGGGGCGGAAGCGATCGGCGGGTGCGGTTTTCTGCGCGGGTGACGCCTGTTGGAGACGATCGGCGTTTCGCGTGTGGCATTGCCCCCTCGCGCTCTTTGGGTTTTCGAAAAAAAGGATGGGCTGGATGACGACGGATGGGGTGGGTTCCGGGCGGCAGGTGAAGTTTGCCGACTGGCGGCTGGAGACGGTGGAGGGGGACGGGCGGTTCGCGGGGTATGCGAGCGTGTTCGGGGCGGTGGATCTGGGGCGCGACGCGATCGAGCGGGGGGCTTTTGCGCGCTCGATCGAACGGCGCGGGCCGGGCGGCGTGCGCATGCTCTACCAGCACGATCCGGCCGAGCCGATCGGAGCGTGGACGGCGATCCGGGAGGACGGGCGCGGGCTCTACGTCGAGGGGCAGCTTGCAAGCGGCGTGGAGCGGGCGCGCGAGGTGCATGCGCTGATGAAGGCGGGTGCGCTCGACGGGCTTTCGATCGGCTTCGAGACGGTGCGGGCGCGCACCGATGCGAAGACCGGGGTGCGACGCATTCTCGAGGCCGATCTCTGGGAAATTTCGGTCGTCACCTTTCCGATGCTGCCGGAGGCGCGGGTCTCGCGCGTCAAGCACGCATCGCTTCCGCATACCAAGCGGGATCTGGAACGCAGGCTCATGCACGACGCTGGGCTGACGCGAAGCGAGGCCCGAACGCTGATGGCGAAGGGCTTCGACGGGCTTTCGGGCATGCAGGACGCTGCCGTGGCCGACACCGAGGGGCTGGTTGCACGCATCCGTGCGGCCGCCCGAATGATGAATGGCACGACGAGGACATGATGGACATGCACAACGGTACGAACCGGCGAGCGCCGGAGATCAAGCAGGACAGCGCGTCGATCAAGGGCGCGTTCGCCGACTTCATGGGCGCGTTCGAGGCGTTCCGGGAGACGAACGACCGGCGGCTCGGCGAACTGGAACGGCGCGCTTCCGGCGACGTCGTCACCGACGAGAAGCTGGCGCGCATCGACACGGCGATGGACGAGCACAAGCGCGTGCTCGACGAACTGGTGCTGAAGCGCGCGCGGCCCTCGCTCGGCCGCGGCGGCGCGGAGAGCATGGAGACGCTGGAGCACAAGGGGGCGTTCGAGAGCTATCTGCGCCATGGCGACGAGGGGCGGCTGCGCCAGCTCGAAGCGAAGGCGTTTTCCTACGGCTCGGACCCGGACGGCGGCTATCTCGTACCCGACGAGCTCGACGCGGAGATCGGCAAGCGGCTCGCCGACATCTCACCGATCCGTTCGTTGGCGACGGTGCGGCAGGTTTCGGGCGCGGTGCTGAAGAAGCCCTTCGCGGTTTCCGGCATGGCGGTCGGCTGGGTCGGCGAGACGGAAGCGCGCCCGCAGACGGATGCGCCGAAGCTTGCCGAGATGCAGTTCCCAACGATGGAGCTCTACGCCATGCCGGCGGCGACGGCCTCCCTGCTCGACGATGCGGCGGTGGATCTCGACGGCTGGATGACCGCGGAAGTCGAGGCGGCGTTCGCAGAGCAGGAGGGTGCGGCCTTCGTTAACGGCGACGGGGTGAAGAAGCCGAAGGGGTTCCTGAACTATCCGACCGTCGACAACGCCGACTGGGCCTGGGGCAAGCTCGGGACGATCGCGACGGGGGCGGCAGGCGCCTTTGCCGGGGCCGATCCGTCCGACACGCTGATCGAGGCGATCTATGCGCTGAAGGCGGGGCATCGGCGCAATGCGAGCTTCGTGATGAACCGCAAGACGCAGGGCGTGATCCGCGCGTTCAAGGATGCGGACGGGCACTATCTCTGGCAGCCGCCGGCGAGCGCGGACGGCCAGGCCTCGCTGATGGGCTTTCCCGTCGTCGAGGCGGAAGACATGCCGGACATCGCGGAGGATGCGGACGCGATCGCCTTCGGCGACTTCAAGCGCGGCTATCTCGTCGTCGACCGGGCGGGCGTGCGCGTGCTGCGCGACCCGTATTCGGCCAAGCCCTACGTGCTCTTCTACACGACGAAGCGCGTCGGCGGCGGGGTGCAGAACTTCGAGGCGATCAAGCTGATCCGCTTCTCCGCGTAACGCCGATCCCGTTCGCCCGCCGGTGACGCGGCGCGGACGGCGAAGCGCGGCCCCGGTCTTCTCCTCCTGCCGGGGCCGCTGCCCTTTCTTCGACCTATCCCGGAGACAATGATGAGCCTTTTCATGACCGAGCCTGCGCTCGGCCAGGTGGTGCCGCTTGCCGACATGAAGGCGTGGCTTCGCCTCGACGGCAGCGACGAGGACGACCTCGTCGGCGAGCTGATTGCGGTCGCGACGCGGCATCTGGAGCGCGAGACCGGACTGGCGCTGCTTTCGCAGGGCTGGCGGCTGACGCTCGACGGCTGGCCGACCGACGGCACGATCGTGTTTGCCCGAACGCCGGTGCGCACGATCGATGCGGTGAAGGCCTATGATGCCGACGGGACGGGGCGCGACGTCCAGACCGGCGGCTTCGTGCTCGACCGCGACCGGCGGCCGGTGCGCCTTTATATCGACGGTTCGGCGTTCGCCGTGCCAGCCGACAACGGCGTGGAAGTCGATTTCACGGCGGGGTTCGGCGATGCGGCGAGCGACGTACCGGACGACCTCAAGCATGCGATCCGGCTGCATGTGGCACATCTCTACGAATTTCGCGGCGCGGTGCCGATGGCACAGCAGCCGGCGAGTGTTCCGGCGGGCTACGACCGGCTGATCGACGGCTATCGACGGAGGGCGCTTTGATGCCGACGCTCTTTCTCGATGCGGGCATGCTGAACACGCGGTTGGCGCTTCACGCGCCCGTCGATACCGAAGACGGGTCCGGTGGTGCCGTGCGCCGCTGGCGTGCCGATGCGATGGTCTGGGGGCATGTCGAGCCGGTTTCCGCCAGAGGGCACGAGCGTGGCGGGCAGGAGGGCCAGGTGATCACGCACCGGGTGACGATCCGGGCGCGCACCGGCATGGGACCGGGCCTGCGCTTCGTACGGTTCGCGCGGGCCTTCGAGATCGTCGCCGTGCACGACCCGGACGAGAGCGGACGGTATCTCGTGTGCCGCTGCCGGGAGGTGGCGCCATGAAGCTTTCGGCGACGGTGCGGCGTCCGGACTTCGCCCGGGCGATCGCCGACGCGGCGCGTGCTGCCGACCGCCGGCGCCAGGAGGCCGAGCGGGCAGGGACGTCAACGGACAGGCAGCGCGAGGGCGACGATGACGAGTGAGGAAGCCCTGCAGCGCGCCGTGGTCGCGGCCTTGAACGGCGATCCGGCGGTGACGGCGCTGACCGGATCGAACGCGATCTACGACCGGGTTATCCACCGCGCGGCGTTTCCCTATCTCGTGCTTGCCGAGATGGCGAGCGAGGACTGGTCGACGGCGACGGACACAGGCTTCGAGCATCGAATGAAGATCGAGGCGTGGTCGCGGACGAACGGCAAGCGCGAGGCCGAGGCCATTGCCGGCGCGGTGCGTGATGCGCTCCACGACCAGCCGCTCGCGCTCGAAGTTGGGCATCTGGTCGCTCTGCGCTGCGAGCGGGTTCGCGTCGAGCGCATCGACAAGGAGCGGCTCGTGCGGGCGCAACTTCGCTTCCGCGCGCTCGTTGAGACGGGCTGAGCGGCGGAACTTCATAGAACGCGGGAGCCGAACGGTTCCCGAAAGATGGTTGGCGCCCGAGGGGCGCCTTTTTTATTGGAAAGGAGCCGGGGATGGCGGCGCAGAAGGGCAAGGATCTTCTCCTGAAGATCGCCGACGGGCAGGTGTTTTCGACAGTGGCCGGACTACGGTCGAACCGCCTGGCGTTCAACGCGGCGACGGTCGACGTGAGCGATGCGGAATCGGCGGGGCGCTGGCGCGAGCTTCTGTCCGGTGCCGGATTGAAGCGCGCTTCGGTTTCCGGTTCCGGCATATTCAAGGATGCGGCGAGCGACGCGCTCGTCCGCGGGATCTTCTTTTCGGGAAAGATCGAGAGCTGGCGCGTGATCGTGCCGGACTTCGGCACGGTGTCCGGTGCGTTCCAGGTGACGGCGCTCGAATACGCCGGCAAGCACGATGGCGAGATGACCTTCGAGCTGGCGCTGGAATCGGCCGGCGAACTGACCTTCGAGGCGGTCTGATGGGGCCGCTTGCGACGCCGGCGAACCGGAGGCGCGGCGAGGTGCCGGCGGTGATCGACGGAAGGCCGCGCGTGCTCTGCCTGACGCTCGGCGCCCTTGCGGAACTGGAGGCGGCCTTCGAGAGCGCGGACCTGAACGCGCTTGCGGCCCGCTTTTCTGCAGGCCGGATTTCGGCCGGCGACATGATCCGCATCATCGCCGCCGGCCTGCGTGGTGCGGGAGAAGCGGTGAGCGAGGCCGACGTCGCGGCCATGCGCATCGAAGGGGGTACGGCCGGCGCTGCCCGCATGGTGAGCGAACTGCTTTCCGCAGCCTTCGGCGGCGAGGATGCCGCGGGCATCGACGCGGAGGCGGGGGCGAATACGCCGGACCCTTGAGGGCCGCAGGCGGTGGCGAAAGGCCGAAGGGACATGCCCCGTTTCCATGGGAAGCGGCGATGGCCTTCGGTCTTGGCCGTCTGCGGCTCGATCCGGCTGCCTTCTGGCGGCTGACGCCGCTCGAACTCGCGGCATTGTGCGGAAACCGACGCGGCTTCGCGCCGGTGCGTGACGAACTGGCCGCGCTGATGCGGCTCTACCCGGACGGAGAGAACGATTGAACGAGGACGACACGATCGAGGTCGGTGTCGATGTCGACACGCGCGCCTTCGACACGGCCATGGATGCGCTGGAACGGCGCTCGCACTCGCTGGGTGCGGCGCTGACCGGCGCGCTCGAAGCCGCGACCGTGCGCGGGCGCGATTTCGAGAGCGTACTGAAATCGCTCGGACAGCGGCTGAGCGCGATCGCGCTCGATGCAGGACTGAAGCCGCTCGAAGGGATGATCGGCAAGGCGGCCGGCGGACTTGCGGGTTCGCTCGGCTCGGCGCTCGGCTTTGCCAGGGGCGGCGTGCCGGGGCGCGTCACGCCGTTTGCAGAGGGCGGGGTGGTGCGCAGCCCGACCTTCTTTCCCGCAGGCGGGGATCTCGGCCTGATGGGCGAGGCGGGCAGCGAAGCGATCCTGCCGCTTTTGCGCGGCTCCGACGGCCGGCTCGGCGTGGCGAGCCAGGCCGGTGGGGCGAGTGCGCCGCCGATCGTGGTCAACATCACGACGCCGGACGCGGGAAGCTTCCGCAAGTCCGAGGCGCAGGTGACGACGATGCTCGCCCGGGCCGTTCATCGCGGCCGGCGCGGGCTATGAGGAGGCGGTGATGGCCAGCGACTTTCACGAGGTGCGCTTTCCGCTGCGGGTGGCGCTCGGCACCAGCGGCGGACCACGACGGCGCACCGACATCGTCGACCTTTCGAACGGCCGGGAAAGCCGCAACGCGCGCTGGAGGGCTTCGCGCCGGCACTACGATGCGGGATCGGGCATCAAGGCGCTTGCCGATCTCTACGCGGTCCTGGCGTTCTTCGAGGCGCGGCGCGGCCAGCTCTACGGCTTTCGCTTCCACGACCCGATCGACAACGCATCCTGTGCGCCGGGGCGCGAGCCGGCTGCCGGCGACCAGCATCTTGGGATCGCGGACGGCACGCGCGCGCTCTTTCCGCTCGTCAAGCGCTACGGCGATGCCGGCGGTGCGTTCGAGCGGACGATCGCCAAGCCCTGCGCGGGATCGGTGAAGCTTGCCGTCAATGGCGAGCCGGTCTCCGACGACGACTTCACGCTCGATACGGTCGAGGGAACCGTGCGCTTTGCTGCGGGAGCCGAGCCGGCCGCGGGCGGAGCCGTGACGGCCGGGTTCCGCTTCGACGTTCCCGTGCGCTTCGACGTCGACCGCATCGACATCGATCTGTCCGGCTTCGAGGCCGGGCGGATTCCGGCCATCCCGCTGGTGGAGATCCTGCCTTGAGAACGATACCCGACGCACTTGCCGCCCATCTCGACGGGCAGGCGACGACGACCTGTCACGCCTGGCGCGTGACGCGCCGCGACGGCGTGGTCTTCGGCTTTACCGACCACGACGGCGATCTGACCTTCGCCGGAACGACGTTTCGGGCGGCGACCGGCTACGAGGCGAGCGAGGCGGAGAGCGAACTGGGGCTCGCCGTCGCGACGAGCGACGTGGCCGGCGCTTTTTCCGACGCAGCCATTACCGAAGCCGATCTGCGCGCGGGGCGCTTCGACGGTGCAGAGGTGGCGGTGTTCCTCGTGAACTGGGCCGCGCCGGAGAGCCATATGCTCCTGCGGACACAGGAGATCGGCGAGGTTTCCGGCGACGGCCACGCCTTCAATGCGGAGTTGAGGGGCCTGGCGAACCGGCTGGAGCAGGTGCAGGGACGCGTCTATGCGCGCCGCTGCGACGCCGAGCTCGGCGACGCGCGGTGTCGCGTGAACCTCGACGACCCGGCGTTTCGCGGCAATGGCACGGTTTCGACGTCGGGCGTCGATACTTGCCGTGTGACGGGGTTGAACGCCTTCGCCGATCGATGGTTTCGCGGCGGGCGGCTCGTCTTCACCGACGGGGCGAATGCCGGGCTTTCCGTCGCCATCGAGGACCAGGTCGGCGATGGGGAGGAAACGATCCTTTCCTTCTGGACGCCGCTTTCGGCGCCGCCGGATGCGGGAGACGCGTTCACCGTCACCGCCGGGTGCGACAAGACCTTTACGACCTGCGGCGCGAAGTTCGCCAACCGGCTGAACTTCTGCGGGTTTCCGCATCTGCCGGGCAGCGACTTCGCCTACGGCTATGCGGACGCGCACACCGTGCACGACGGGAGGCCGCTGGTCGGATGAACCGAAACGAACGGATGAGCGGCGACCTCGTGGTGCTTCTGGCGCGGGGATGGCTCGGCACGCCCTATCGTCACCAGGCTTCGCGCAAGAACGTCGGCTGCGACTGCCTCGGCCTCGTGCGTGGCGTGTGGCGCGAACTCTTCGGCTGGGAGCCGGAAAAGCCCGGCACCTACGCCTCCGACTGGGCCGAGCGGGCGGCGAGCGACCGGTTGATGGCGGCGGCGAGGCGCCACTGCCTGAAGCGGCGGGACGGCATGCGGCCAGGCGACGTCATCCTCTTTCGCTGGCGGCCGGGTCTGCCGGCCAAGCATTGCGGCATCGTCAGCGGCGAGGGGCGCTTCATCCATGCCTACGAGCAGGCGGGCGTGATCGAGTCCGCGCTCGTGCCGGCCTGGCGCAAGAGGGTGGCGGGCGTCTTTTCGATGCCGGGGAGGTGACGACATGGCGACTTTGGTTCTTCAGGCTGCCGGTGCGGCCCTTTTCGGCGGGCTCGGCCCCGTCGGCGCGGCGATCGGCGGAGCGGCGGGCGCGATTGCGGGCTCGGCGATCGACGGCGCGCTCTTTAGCGGGGGCGGGCGCACGGTCGAGGGAAGCCGGCTCGCCGGAGCGCGCATCGCCGGTGCGGATGCCGGAACGGGCGTCGCCCGCGTCTACGGCACGATGCGCGTCGGCGGCATGCTCTTCTGGGCGACCCGTTTCGAGGAAGAGGCGACGAGCGAGCGCGCCGGTGGCAAGGCCGCTTCCGGGCCGAAGGTGAAGAGCTATCGCTACTACGCCAATTTCGCGCTTGGGCTGTGCGAAGGCGAGATCGGCTGCGTGCGCCGGGTCTGGGCCGACGGCAAGGAGCTGGATACGACCGAGCTCGAGATGCGGGTCTATCGCGGCACGGCCGACCAGATGCCGGATCCGCTGATCGAAGCGAAGCAGGGTGCCGGCAAGACGCCGGCCTATCGCAACCTCACCTATGTCGTGTTCGAGCGCCTCCCGCTCGACGATTACGGCAACCGCATTCCCGTGCTTCAGTTCGAGGTCTTGCGGCCTGTCGGACGGCTGGAAGCTGATCTTCGTGCCGTGACGCTCATTCCCGGTGCGAGCGAGCACGGCTACGATCCGGCGGTGGTGACGGAGCGCGCCGGTCCCGGCGAGAAGCGGCTCATGAACCGCAACGTGCTCTTCGCTTCGAGCGACTGGCAGGCCTCGCTCGACGAATTGCAGGCGCTTTGCCCGAAGCTCGAAGCGGTGGCGCTGGTGGTGAGCTGGTTCGGCGACGACCTGCGCGCGGAGGCGTGCCGGATCCGGCCGGGCGTCGAGGTTGCCGAACGCATGGAGGAAAGTCGGCCCTGGTCGGTCGGCGGCATCGGGCGGGCCGAAGCGCGTGCCGTTTCGACGACCGGGGGCGGGCCGAGTTACGGCGGAACGCCGGACGACCGCAGCGTGATCGACGCCATTCGCGACCTGAAGAAGCGCGGCCTCGACGTCTTCCTCTACCCTTTCGTGATGATGGACGTGCCGTCGGGCAACGGGCTTCCGGACCCCTACGGCGGTGCGGAGCAGGCTGCGTTTCCCTGGCGCGGGCGCATCACGTGCATGCCGGCACCGGGGCGGGATGGTTCGCCGGACCGAAGTGCGGCGATCGGGACGGCGGTCGACGCGTTCTGCGGTTCGGCGAAGCCCGGCGACTTTCACCGGACGAGCGACGGCGTACGCGATCCGGGTGGCGGGTTCGGCTACCGGCGGATGATCCTGCATTACGCGCATCTCGCGGCGGTCGCCGGCGGGGTTTCGGGTTTCATCGTCGGTTCCGAACTGCGCGGCCTGTCGACGCTGCGCGACGAGAAGGGCGGGTTTCCGTTCGTCGGTAAGCTCGTGCGTCTGGCGCAGGACGTGCGCAGCGTTCTCGGACCGGAAACGGCACTCACCTATGCCGCCGACTGGAGCGAATATTTCGGGCATCACCCCGCCGACGGATCCGGCGACGTGTTCTTCCACCTCGACGCGCTATGGGCATCGCCGGCGATCGATGCGGTGGGCATCGACAACTACATGCCGCTTTCCGACTGGCAAGATGCGGATCTCGCCGAGGGCAATCCGGACGGTTTCACGACGCAGGCCGATGCGGGCGGTTACGCGCGGATGATCGCCGGCGGAGAGGGGTTCGATTGGTACTATCGCGACGCGAATGCGCGCCGGACCCGCCTGCGAACGCCCATCACCGACGGGCTTGCCGGCAAGGACTGGGTGTTCCGGCCGAAGGACCTCGAAGGCTGGTGGTCGAGCCAGCATTACGACCGGGTGAACGGTGCCGAGCGCGATACGGCGACGGCTTGGGTGCCGAAATCGAAGCCGATCTGGTTTACCGAACTCGGCTGCCCGGCGGTCGACAAGGGCGCGAACCAGCCGAACGTGTTTCCCGATGCGAAATCGTCGGAGAGCGCACTTCCGTATTTTTCGACCGGGGCACGCAACGACGTCGTCCAGCGACGCTTTCTGGAAGCCCATCTCGACCGGTGGACGAGCGAGGACGTACCGCCGGACATGGTGGATCCGGCGCGCATTTTCGCATGGAGCTTCGACGCGCGGCCGTTTCCGGCCTTTCCCTACGATACCGGCCTTTGGCGCGACGGCGACAACTGGCGCACCGGCCACTGGCTGAACGGACGCCTCGGCGGTGCGCCGGCGCCGGTCACCATCGCAGCGATCCTCGCCGACCACGGTTTCGACGTGGCGGACGTCGATGGAACGCTCGGCGATCTCGACGGCTTCGTGCAGGGCGATCCGGCTTCGGCGCGCGCGCTTCTCGAACCGCTTCTCGCCGCATATGCCATCGACACGTTCGAGACGCCGGCAGGCCTGCGGTTTCAAAGCAGGGGGCGGCGCGCCTATGCGGGACAGGTGGTCGACGTCTTCGCCGAGCGGGACGATCATCCCCGCCTCAGCGAAAACCGCGGCGAGGAAACGGCGCTGCCGAGCGAGGCGATCATCCATCATTTCGACCTCGCGAACGATCACGAGAAGGCCGCCGCACGCTCGCGACGGCTCGTTACCGGCAACGAGCGCCAATACGCCGTTTCGTTGCCTGCGGCGATGGACGAGCGGGCGGCGGTCGGTGCCGCCGATCTTTACCTGCGGGAACGCTGGTCGGCACGGCGAAGCCTTTCCTTCGCACTTTCGCCGGCAAGCCTTGCGCTCGAACCGGGCGACGCCGTGCGTCTTCCCGGACAGACCTTCGGCGACTTCGTCGTCACGCGGATCACCGATGGTGCGACGCGCGAGATCCATGCGGAAAGCTTCGTCCCGGCAGTCGCGCGAGCGGAAGCCGCCGATGGGCATACGCCGACGACGAACCGAGCGTCGGCGCGCTTCGACCCGAATGTCGTCTTCCTCGACCTGCCGGTTCTGACGGGTACGGACGAGACGGCGTGGGCGCGCGCTGCGGCCTACGGACGCCCCTTTCAGCCGGTCACGCTTTCCGCGGCACCCGGTGAGGAAGGCTACGTGCCACGCGCGACGCTGACGGCGCCGGCGCGCATCGGCACGCTTTCGAGCGCGCTCGAAGGATCGGCTACGGGGCGTTTCGTACGGGAAGCGATCGAGATCGATCTGCCGTTCGGCAGCCTCGCTTCGGCCGCGGACGTCGCCGTGCTCAACGGGGCGAACGTTCTCGCCGTTCGATCCCGCGCCGGCGAATGGGAAGTCCTGCAGTTCGGCGAGGCCGACGAGATCGCTCCGAAGCGATGGCGTCTGCGCCGGCTGCTTCGTGCGCAGGGCGGCACGGACGACGCGATGCGCGCCGGCGCCGATGCGGGTACGCCGGTCGTCGTGCTCGACGCCGCTGTCTCGCCGCTCGGTCTGAAAGCGGAGGAAGCGGGACTGCTTCTCAACTGGAGCGTCGATCTCGCCGGTAGCGCGGTGTCCGAAACGGTGCCCTTCGCCGGCGGCGCGCGTGCGTTGACGCCGCTCAGTCCGGTGCATCTTTCTGCGACGCGTCTCGAAAACGGGGACGTCGCGCTCGGCTGGATACGGCGCGGGCGCATCAACGCCGATAGCTGGCTCGGACCGGAGATCCCGCTTGCCGAAGATGCGGAGCGCTATCGCGTCGAGATCGCCGGCGAGGACGATGTCGTGCGGTGCAGCCAAGAGGTGGCGGGTCCGGCCTTCGTCTACGCGGCGGACGCCCTCGCCGAGGACTTCGCGGAGCCGCCTGAAGTCATGGTCGTGACCGTACGCCAGATCGGCGGACGGTTCGGCGAGGGAGTCCCGGCCCGGGCTCGCCTGGCCGTTCGAACGAACGGGTCGTTTCCAACGAAGGAAGACATATGAGCGCAACGAAACCCTGGTACCTGTCGCGCACGCTCTGGGGCGCGGCGATCGCGGTGGCCGCTTGTCTCGCCGGCCTTGCGGGGATCGACGTGAGTGCGGCGGATCAGTCGACGATCGTCAACCAGATCCTGCAGATCGCGGGCGCGGGCGGCGGCCTCGTCGCGGTCGTCGGTCGCGTGGCCGCGAAGACGGAACTCTTCTGAGTTCCAGGCACATAAACCGTGCGGCCGGCTGGCTGTCGGCCGCACGGGACCTGCCGACGTTCATTTGATGTTCAGCACCGTTTCGATATCAAGGATGCGGAAGGGTCCGATACTCATTCGCGAGGGTCCGCCATGGCGGCCAGGTTCACGAGGATGCCGCTTGCCGCCGGGCTCGCCATGGCTTTGGCAGGCGCGGCGTATGCCGATAGCGGTTCGTACGAGATTGCCGCGACGGATTGCAATTCCGCCGCGCAGCGTGTGGTAAGCAATACCGGTGGGCAGCTTCTTTCCGTCTCCGCGACGACGGAAGGCGGCAAGTCCGCCTGCCGGGTGACCGTGCTCGTTCCGAGCAAGGGCGACAAGCGGCCCCGCAAGGTGACGAAGACGGTGAGCAAGTAG